CCTTCGCTTTGTTAGCAAGCAATGCTGATTCCATATCACGTTTCAGCTCTTTGGCTGACTTCATGATCTGCCAATCAAGCTCATCACCACGGCCAGCGCTTTCAACTTGACGCTGTGTACGTGTAACACGAGGAACCTTATCACTGATCTGAGTGAAGTTGCCAAGACGAACCGAGGCAGGGCCTTGGGTAGTCGTAGCATCTTCGCCTTCAATCACCGCATTGGTTGAGCTTGCGGCTTCGAGTGTATCTGTTTGCCATTCGTGATTGGTGGCGGTTGCTGTAGTGTGAGCAATACCACTAAGGAAAGGCGTTGATGTAGGGGAGATGTCGTAAATAACATCGCTTAAGTCTTCACGATTACCAATCGCGTCATACGTGGAGGTCGTATCTGCTGGAGTTGCCATAATATTTATCCTGCGGCTTTACGCCGTAATTGTCTCAATTTGATTGCATCATCTGAGTGTCCAGTTTTCTTCAATCGGGCTTCTGCCTTCTTGATTTCAGCCTGCAAACTCGTCTGCTGCACCTGTTTTGGCTTAGTACTTACCGGGGCTTTACGGACTTTCTTCTCAATTGCGGCATTCTTCTTGCCCAAAGCGTCGAACTTGGCTGCTTTTAACAGCGTTTGCCAGTGCCTGGAGTGTTCAATACCTGAGATTTCAGCATCGCTGTAACCACTGGATCGAGCAAAATCAGTTAACATTGTCATATCATTAGTGAACGCTTCAGTCTGCTTACCATCCTCTACCCATGAGGGGTTTGCATCCCATAAAGCTTTGCGCTCTGCTTCAATATCAACATCACTAACAGGCTGTACATCTTTAGCCTCTGATAATACCTTCTCCCGCTTACTCAGTTTTTCTGTATATTTGATATAAGCGTCTGGTTCGTACTCACGAAGCTCGGCAACATCTTCAGCGCTGAGTGTTTCCTCTGCAATAATTGCCTCTAAGGTTGCGATACTGCCCTGCAATTGTGCCTGCTGGCTGGTTAGTGCTTCCTTATCCGCATCAAAGGTCTTTCTCTGCTCTGATAGCTCTTGCGTCTTCTTCGTATAGTCAGATTGCCGTAAGTTGCCTTGTTCCCACTCTACTGCGTCTTTGAGGTTTATTTCACGGCCATTATAAGTGGCGTAAAGGTCCCCATCGTCGTCAGTTTCTGTGGTTACTGGCTCATCACTAGCATCTACCTCTTCAACCTCGGCTTCAAAATTCGCTGATTCCTCGGTAACTACCGGTTCCTCGTCTGCGATACCTGCCTCAATTGGTGCCTCATCAGAGACATTCACGGCTTTTAGTTCCTCGGTTGGCGCTGATTGCTCAGGCTCCGAAGTTCCTCTTGCCACTGAAATTCGTTGTAAAATTGCTTGTTCTTGGGTCTGCATATTAGTTCCTATATGATTATTTTAACATAAGTTAAAGTTCATAGTTTCGGGATATTGCCGCTATCGTCTAGCATCTTGATGGTATCTGCGCCTTTCTTGCCCTCTTTTACTATCTTTTCAAAGTGACCTTGGAAGCCTTTCATCAACTGCATCCTCTGCCATAGTTCGTGGCGGGTGTCAGTATCAGCCAGCTTGCTATCTTCAAACTCACCATACATAGCCGCTCTCATCACTGTGACGGCCTCGATGTATAAAGGGTTGCTTATCAAGTCTCTGGCCTGCATTGCTCTGGTCTGTGCTGCTACGGCCTTCCTGCGCTGTTCTTGCTCTGTACTCATACTGCCGACCCCGGAACGTCTACGCCGCTATTAACTTCTAGTGTGGTTAAATCAACCGCTGTCTTCTGGTCTGCCTGTCGCGCATCTTCTTGGAGCTTCGCAAACTCAAGCCTCATCTCTTCTTTAAACTCGTTCATATCTTTTAATAGGCCAGCCGCTTTAACCTCTTGATCACCTTGAGCCTTGATCAATGTCGCCTGTGCCTTAATCTCTTCGGCTTCAGCTAATGGATTCTGTAGGTTCTGAACCATCTGTTGAGCTTCAACCAATGCCTTGTTGAGTATTTCATTCTCAGCCCGCAGTAAATCATCAGGCTCTTCAGGGTTGTTAAAGAACTCGTCAACACTGGGCAAGCCAAGACCCTTAACAATACGGTCAAGAGTGTTATAAATGTCTGCTTCATCGGTTAATGCTGAACCTTGCAACTTCAACTGCTGCTGGATGCCATAGATACCTTGTAACGACTGTATTAGCTGATCGTTGTTAGCAGCACCCAAGCCGACGTTAGAAACGATATGGTGATCATACTTCCACGATTTAGGGTTAACAGTTAATGCTTTACCTAATACACGAAACTCTGTTTCAGTATCTTGGAACCTTGACACCATCCATGCCAAACCTTCGTAGAGCTTCCTATAGCCTGTTTCAGCGTAGTTTCTAGCAATCAACTCTATCTTAGCCTCACCGGCTTCCTCTATCCCTGTGAAGCGTGTAGCGGTCTCACGGCCTATAGCATCAGCATCGAGACCCTGGTTAGCTAATAATGCACCTGTGCTCTGGGCTTTGGCCGTATCAACGTATTGCAGGACTTGTAATGTCCGATCTCCAATGTAAGGAATCTGAAGAGGGAACACAGCATTAGCGGGAAGTATCTGTGTATCGTCATCCATTCGGACAATGCCGTTAGTTCTCACCGTCAACATATCATCAAGGTCAACATCAGGGTGAACCACGTTGCGAGGGTTGTTAACCATGTACATATTGTTCAGCATACCGCGAAGTAGTACGGTCTTCTGCTTCTGTGTTGAGCTGGTAATCTCTGCCCTGGAGCGGCCTATAGCCTTATGAGGCATGAGGATTGCTGACAGTGATGCGTAGGGTACGTGATCGAAAGGCTCGTTGATAAGCACGTTATTACCCGATGTCATTACATGCCTGCGCTCTGCAATACCATCGCCATCAAAGTCAATCTTTATATACATATCGATAATATCAACGTGCTGAGTAGCCCAGTCACTCGTATTCTCTACGCCTAAATCTGCGCCGCCCTGGTCCCGGTTACGAATATCATTAAGTATGGTAGCCCGGACATCCTGATCTCCAACGGTGGGTAGCTTATCAATCAACTCTCGCGAGAATCCATCAGCGACCAACTCACCCCTGGTCTTACGCATCCTATCCCCAACCATTAACGCATCGTCAACACTGGTGGCATTACGTGTAATCAGGAAGGACTCAGGAGGTACGTTGATAATATTGGGCTTCTTGCGCTCTTTGGTAACTCTAAAGCTCAGGTCGAATCTTCCGGTTTCCTCGTTCTCTAACTGTTCAGCAACTTCAACCTTGACCTTATCAACCTTGGAATCCTTCAGGCTTTCGACAATCTCGGCCAATTCAGTTTGATCGACATCGGTATACTTAACTGTTTCAACGCTCTTGAAGTCTTCAACGGAATACTTAACAACACCGTTCTTTTGAATCTCGGCGTCTTTCATCCAACTATGGAGGATATGAAACGAGTTAGGCTGAGACCTTACAAGCCAGTTAATATACTTGGTCTTCTCTTCGGCCTCTCGAATCTCTGACTCGCTATCTGTATTAGCGTGAAAGGTAATGATGTCACCGGAACCCATGAAGATACGGGCCAATGACGGCATATCAGATTCAACCACGTCAGCGATGTCAGTACTTACCACGCTAGACTGATCAGGAACCTCATCACCGTATGGGCGTCCTAAGTACTCTCTTAGATACTTCTCATTGTCTTTTGTGAACTCACCATTAAATATGGTTGCGTCTTCCTCTGCCGCATTCACATTAGACAGTAACTCTAACTCACTCATCTGGGCCATTAGGCTATGCTCATTTTGTTGTATTTAAGCTCTTTGCGCTTCTTCTTAACCGCAGGTATAAATAGCGACATCATAACAGGATCAGCCATATTGGGCGAATCAATGCCAAGTGTCTTCATTTCCTTCTTGCTTAGCAATTGCTCAAGCCCGTTATCATTATCCAGTTTTCTAGGCAATCGACACAATTCTGACCTCAGCCCTTGAATATCATCTAAGCCGTCAGAGTCAAAGCTAATCATTAAATCAGGGTCGATGTACTCGCCCTTGACTACGCACTTGTACGTATTATAGAGCCTGTCAGCCAGTTTAATATAATACTGCGCTCGGTTGTTCTTGAAGGTGTCAGCGTAAGTCTTAGGGTTATTCCTCCTTGTACCGAACTCAGCTTGATAGATTTTATCAGCATTATCCTGGCCCTTACCGGATAGCGAACCTTTGAACATATAGTAATCAGTCTTGGTCCCGTCGAATGCTAAGGATACCTGACGTTTTAAGCCTGTACCCATGCCATCACCGTCCCATACAAACCAGTCACAGCCTGCCGCTTTGGTAATGTCTACTGCCCAATCACAAACCTCATCTATCTCACCTCTATCTTTCTTCCTCACCTCTTGAATGATTGAACCGTGACGAATAGCGAGACCACCAGCATCTGCACCATCGTCGAATGGATCGTGAGCCGCTATCTTGGCTCCATAGGGTTTGAATACATCTTTCAGCCTATCAATCTTGTGTGCGTCAATTGCGGCATCGAACCACTCAGGCTTGATAATCGAGCCTTCAACCGAATCATTGAACTTGCCTTCCCATATCCAATCATACTCAGCCCGGGGTCTATGCTCATGATCCCACATCCTCAACCGTTCCTGCTCCTCATTCCACCAAGGATTGTCACGCCAGTTAATAACGACAATAAGATGCATGTCGTCTTCATAATAACCATGCTCGTCTAATTCTTTCTGATAGGGAACTATGAATCGTTGACTGAAGGCGTCACCGGATGATTGAGGATTGGCACTAAACCAGCACTCGGCGCCAGGGTTGCGGATAATGGTAGGTAATAGTTTATCAAGGGATAGCTTACTGGCTCTGTGTGCTTCTTCAAACCATGAGTACTTGTAGCCTTGAGCTGATTGTATGCTGTCTGGATTACGTGATGCGCCCTTGTAATTAGTCTTGGCACCACGAGGAGATATGACCTTGTTCTCTTGAATGTTCCAGCCTTTCAACTTTAACCGCTGATAAACCGAGTCAACGCATACA